GCCTCAGAGCAGCTTCCATGCTGCTCTGAGGTCTCCTGCCGAACAACACCTTCTTCCACTCTGAAGAGACAACCTCGTATGTCCATGCCCCCGTCCCGTAGTCGTACCGGGCAATCGAAGACAGTTACGACGAATCCAAATGCGAACCCTCCTACTAACACGGTTATCACTGATATCCCTGTTGTGAGGAAGGTTTTGTCATCTGGTCCGTCGAAGCCGTTAACGACCCCGTTCGCCTATAGGATTAAGACGTGGACATATAAAGGTCAGGTTTATACCCGTACAGCTGGCTGGGTTTTTCCACCAAAGAAGCCTAAAGTTCAGGCTCCCTCGTGGAGACCTCCTAAGCCATATGCATGTACTCTTCAGGAAGGTGATATCACACATTTCAACGGTACTGATGGCTACGCTTTTGCTAGTAACCCAGGAATCACCGTCTATACAGTCGGTGATCTTCCTGTTGCTAGTAGTCGCTATCCTGTGGGATGTCCGGCCATTCCGAGTTTTGACTCGGGGTTGGAGTCTCGCGCAGTTATTAAGGCTCTCTCGAAGTTAAAGGAGAACAAGGTAAACCTTGCTGTCGCTTTCTTCGAACGTGCTGAAACAGCTGAGTTACTTGTTGGAACTCTTGCGGGCCTTGCCAAGGCCGCACGCTCCCTCCGCAATGGTGACATGCGCGGAGTTGCGAAAGGGCTTGGTCTCTCTGGGAAGCCAAAAGCTCCCAAGGGCCAAAACTTTCCGCAAAAGTGGTTGGAGCTGCAATATGGCTGGCGGCCTTTGTACAATGACGTTTTCGATGCCGTATCTGCTCTGCATGCTGCAGACCAGGCGGTACCCGACCGTTATGCAAAGACCGTCACTGGATCAGTCAAAGTGAAGAGAGAGGTCAACGCTAAACCCATTGGGTCTGGCGGTGCCCAAACTCTCCGATGTGCGACTAGATCCCGCGAGGAGGAAGGTTGTTTTGTCAGGTTAGATTACTACCTGACTAACCCCTTCCTCGCTTCCTTATCAGCTCTTGGGATTACAAATCCTGCTGAGGTGATTTGGGAGCGTGTGCCATTCTCGTTTGCGATTGACTGGTTTCTTCCAGTCGGTAACTACTTATCAGGCTTTGATGCTGCCCTTGGGTATGAATTCAGAGCCGGATCGTGTTCGAGATTGTTCCGCAGAGATTGGGAAGGTTGGATTTACCCCTCCCGTGATAACCCGCTTTACATTCCGCAGGTTGTCACTGGAACGTGCCGTACTAAACAAATGGCACTAACCCGAACAGTCTATAGTAGTTCACCCTTGCCTCGGATTCCAAGTTTTAAGAATCCGTTTCCGTACGGAAGCACTCACATTGCTAATGCGATTGCTCTCCTTGCATCCTCCCTTCGCGGTTGAATACCGCGACCTTAGTTCGGAGAACTTAATGGCTGCTATTGCAACCATCACCTTGCCGGATGCGGCAACCACCCCTGTCAGTCACGTCTTCAATCCAATGAGCGTGAAGGGTGATACGGGCTCCTGGGCGAATCAGGCAGCGTCTTTGCCGATCGGGTTTGAAACGATCGGCATGACTCTTACTGATCCGTCTGGGAACGTCTCGGTGTATCGGCAAAACACCGTCCTGCGTTTGCCTGTTCTGAAGACGACCACCGACACCGGCGGCAACAGTGTTACGACTGTGGACTATTGGCTCGAAGCGAACCTCGAGATCAAGATTCCTAGCCGTAGCACGTTGCAGAACCGCAAGGATCTCCGCAAGCTCTTTGTTGGCTTGCTGGGTGACTCGCAGTTCATCGGTCAGGTGGAAAGCCTCCAGCATGTGTACTGATGGGTGCCGGTTCTGCGGGTCCATCACCTGCCAGTGCCCAGATAGCAGAGTTTCTGCTGTCACGTGCCAAACGTGGCAACAGCTCCCTGATTATCTGCTTACTGGCCTATGGTGTGGGTACGCAGCATCGTCACCTGCTCGGTACGCTGCTGAAGGTCCTCGTCGCCCTTGGGAGTGAAATCCCGGGCTAACCTTGGAGCTTTGTTCTAGCTCCTCCTTCTATTGGAGTATAACCCCATGAAGAAAGGGAATCGGCCGTCTAAGGCCTCCCAAAGGTGGTTCAGAACCACGTCAACGCTCGCCAGCGGCATATTCAATGCCGTTGGAAGCCCTCTCGCACTGTCTCAAGAGCTACGATTGAAGAATCGTGATCATCTTGGGCTGGTGTCGTGCACAGTAGACCCGAAATGGTATAACTGTGCCTCGGCCTTTGCCGGTGACTATCTTGTTGCGGAATTGTTCTCCAAGTTTCCTTCTTGGGACCTTGGGATCGACCGTGAGAAGGTAGCACTGTCGAAGTTCGAAGAGAGTGAACGTTCCTGCCTCGAAACCAATCGTCGCCTTCGCGCCAAATGTGAGTGGGACTTTAATGAGGTCCTTTCTCCGGCTGCTGTAATTTTTACAGCAGCTGCTAAAATCAAATGGTTGCTGGGCGATTTCGATTGGTCAGAGGCAGAGCGTTTCTTTGGCTTCGGTCCAGGGGCAACTTTTGCCCTTAGCCGTAGGCATCGAGACCCGTTCTATAAATTTTCCGGGATACCGGAAGCCACAAGGGAATGTGCGATTGCTGGGGAGGCTGTTGTTTGCAGCATCCCGGGGTGGAGATTCCACCTTCAGACTGTTTTGTCTGCAGATACCCAGAGCGACAGTTTAATTAACATTGCTCCAGGTAATCGCATTACCACCGTGCCCAAGAATGCGAAGACCGATCGCGTTATTGCGATCGAACCGATCCTTAATATGTTTTTACAGAAAGGGATTGGTGGTGTCATTCGACGCCATCTTCGACGTGTTGGTATTAACCTCAACGACCAGACGCCTAATCAACGTATGGCACGTGAGGGATCCATCACGGGGAAGTTAGCTACGATCGATCTCTCAGCTGCTAGTGATAGCATTGCGTACGAGCTCGTTCGTCAGTTGCTTCCGTCCGATTGGTTTGCAGCACTTGAGCTTTGCCGCTCACCGATCGGCATTCTACCTTCTGGCAAAAAGATACATTACCAGAAGTTCTCGTCTATGGGCAACGGCTACACCTTTGAGCTTGAGAGCCTTATTTTCTGGGCTCTTATCTCAGCTGTGCAGTCGCTAACAAGGCGAGTGGGGTCGAGGTTCCTCGTCTATGGGGATGACATTGTCGTCCACACTGATGAGGCCCCGGATGTCATCAAGGTTTTATCGTATTGCGGGTTCTCCTGTAATATGAAAAAGACTTTTGTTGACGGCCCATTCCGAGAATCGTGCGGTAAGCACTATTTTCGGGGTGTCGATGTGACACCTTTCTATGTCCGTAAGGACATGAACGTCGAACAGCTGCTCCTCTTTTGCAACAATTTGAGGAGGTACAGCCGTCTAAGCTTCGGTTTGGACGGTCGTTTTCAGTCTGTTTATGAGGAAGCTGTGTCAATGCTTCCTCAGAAGCTCCGTAAGCCGCGGTTACCCGACGGGTTTGGGGATTCTGCTCTCATCGGTGATTTTGATGAGTGCACCCCTATCCGTGCCAGAAATGGCTTCGAGGGTTATCGAGTAGCTGTGAAGCTACCCGTTACCGTTTCCGAAAGAGTTGGCGGTTGGCCGTACCTTCTTCGGCAGCTTCTCGGTGTACCCGAAAGGGTCCCCGAGGATCTGACCGCAAAGATGCGGCTATCAGGTGGTGACAGTCCGTTGGGAGCTATTCCACGGTCTCTGTCATACAAGGTCTGTAAAGTCCTTGTGCCACGTTGGGAGAACTTTGGACCCTGGTTGACATCCAGGG